GAGATGGGGCGCAGCATCTTCAAGGACAACGATTGGGAAGTGTGCGCGAAATACGGTCACATGGCGGATTCTGCCCAGTACGAGTTGTGGCGAGAGGAGCGGTCCCAGGAAACGACGTGTCTCAACTGCGGTTTTTGGCGAGAACTGGACGACGTGGGGGCGGTTTACGACATGCACGGCGGACCAACGGACTGGTTGGGGTTCTGCCATCGTTATCCGCCGACGAGGAACGACACGGATGAGTCGACCGACGACAACTCTCCCACCGTGACACGGCACGACGATTGGTGTGGCGAATACGTCGAAAACGAGGGGGCGTGTCGGCGAAACCCCCTTAACTCTGCGGAAAACGGAGGTTTCGCCGACAACGGGGACGAAGATGTCTGATTTGTTCCCCGACATTGAGAAGAAGTTGTACGACATCCACTGGGACGGGGTGTTGACGCGGGAAGAGGCGTATTTCCTTGCCAGGCAGGTGGCGAACTTTCGGATGCGCCTGGAAACCGACAGTAAGCCAATCCCGGTTTGGGAGTCCGACAAGGTAGTGGGGATCAATGAAGCGGAGGCGCTTCGCAATCTCCGCAAGGAACTCCAGGTCTGCCAGACGGAGTTGGGCAAAAAGACGCGGCTTGCGTCATCCGCCAGTGCATTGTCCGAAAAGCAGAGCGAGGAACTCACCAGGCTCACATATCGCTGTTCGCGACTGGAAGCGGACGTGAAGAACTTGTGGGACCGTCTTCGCAAGCGGCACGGGGGCAGCCACGAAGAGTGCGAGGAGACGATCGAGTTGCTTCAGGAGTCACTGGATTCAGTGGAGGCATCCCTGAAGCGTTGGAAGGAATCGTGTATTTCAGCGCGGGCCGAACGCGATCTGTTGAAGAAGTCACGCAAGCCGCCGCTGAAAAGACGAAAAACCAATTCGACGAAGTGCGACTGGTCAGGTTGCACATACGACCGAAACGGTGGTTGGCGATTCTGCAAGGTTCACCTGGACCAGGCTCGCAAGGAGATAAGGGAGTCAGATTACCTGACACCAACGCAGGGATACGGATCGACGACGAAGCACCGTCGCAATGGGGCCGGTTCCCGTTCGATCGGCACTAATACCTGGGAAAACGTGGTTCGTGCGATTGAGGACCGGGAATGACCGATCGCAAGCAAACTGACGGGAAGAAAGCCGTTTGGGTTTACCACCGGCACAAGATCCTCAAAGGCGAACTGGAATTCTACAGGTACAAGAACGGCAACCTGAAAATTGATTTCAACGACGAGGACGGTTTGCGATACGCCACCCTCAGTGCAGATGTTGACATCGTCCTCAAACTGAAAAATGACGAGTTTGTTGCCAAGACCTATTCGGAGAACACGGGTCTCGTAGAGCAGTTCATCGAGAACGGGTATTTCGTCCGCACCGGGATTGAAGTGCCTGTCGGCATTGCCCCTTTGCAACCCGTTTTGAAGGTGCCGTTTTTCTTCGAGGAAAACGAATGACTGAGTGCCGCCATATGGGCCGAACCCGTCTGAACGTCAACCCCCTGTGCAAGGTGGACCGGGAGTGCATATTGACGTGCCTGGACTGTGGCGAGCGAATCCCGAAGGGTCATTACCGGAAACTGTGGGAATCAAGCGGTCTGAAGACCAGGGGGCCAACCGGAAACACGTTCGGTTTCCACACCGATCACAGCGGATACCAAGTTGACGGCGGTTACGAGAACCATGGAGCGGATCAGACGTAAACAATTCGTTTCGCGCACTTAAGGGGGGGGGAGGCTGCGCGAAACGAATTTGGGCGTAAGTTACGACACTACCGTTCGACTGTTCGATGAACACTTGTCGAACGATCGAACACTGCTTTCACCGCAAAACAAGGGATATCCAGGCGTTCGGTTGGGTGTTCATCGAACACTTCACCGAACAAAACGTTTCGTTTTCTTTCGTTTTGTTTCGTTTGGTTACTTTGACATGCCAGTAGCACCGATCCTGAAACCGACTGGGACCATCGACACCCCGTGTTACAAAGCGGTTCCGAAGGATTTCGAGGCGAACCTGGAGTATCGCCGGAATCTGCTGGAAGAGGCTGCGAACAGTCGGGAGGCACAACAGAACATCTGGCTGGCCTGTTCACGGGATCTGTTGTTCTACATCAACGCTTTCGTGTGGACCTACGACCCCCGAAAGATCGCTGACGGGCAGAGTCCGAAGCTGCCGTTTATCACCTGGCCTTATCAGGATGATGCGTTCCTGGCACTCGATGAGTCGATCGGCAAGTCGGACGTATTGATCGAGAAGAGCCGGGACATGGGGGCGAGTTGGATCTGTCTGACGCTGTTTGAGTGGCGTTGGCATTTCAGGGAACTGCAGAGTTTTCTGATGGTCTCGCGGAAGGAGGGATTGGTGGACGGTACAGGGGACTCACTGTTCGCCCACGTCGACTTCATCCAAAAGAACCTGCCGTCCTGGTTGATGCCCGAGATACGCCGAAACAAGTTGAAGCTGATCAACCTGACCAATGGCTCAAAGATCGAAGGTGAGTCGACCACCGACAACATCGGTCGTGGTGGTCGACGTACCGCGATGCTGATCGACGAGTTTGCTGCGTTTGAGGGTGGCGGCTACGACGTATTGAGTGCGACAGCCGACACCACAAACTCTCGGATATTCAATTCGACTCCAGCGGGTACGGCGAATGCGTTTTACGCACAACGCCAGGCCGGTACTCCGCGGCTGCGGTTCCACTGGTCGGAGCATCCAGAGAAGGCGGCTGGCCTGTGGTACGACGATGACGGCAATCCGCAGAGCGACTGGTACATCGGTGAAAAGAAACGGCGGGCACACGAGGTCGAGATCGCCACGCAGTTGGACATCGATTACCAGGGTTCTGCGTACCCGTTCTTTGATCCCAAGACGCTGCAGCAGTTGAAGGCCAACTACGTTCGCAAACCGAACCACGTCGGAAGCCTGTACGTCGAGGACGGATATGAGCCCCGGTTCGTCGAGGACGATGTCGGGTTGTTGAAACTGTGGTGTGAACTGGACCGAGACCTGTGTCCTCCGAAGGACCGGGAGTATGTCGTCGGTTGTGATATCAGCCAGGGGACGGGAGCGAGTGATTCGGCCATATCGGTGGTGGACCGTCTCAGCGGTGAGAAAATGGCCGAATTGTGCAGCAACCGGATCTCGGCCAACCGGTTCGCGGAGTTGGCTGTAGCGTTGTGCCGGATGTTCCGTGGTCCGAACGACCGGGGTGCGTACCTGATCTGGGAGGCGACTGGCCCGGGCCGGACGTTTGGCCGAACGGTGGTCGAGGACTGCGAATACGCCAATATCTATTTCAAGACAGACGAAACAAGTTTGCGTCGAAAACAGTCGGATCGGCCTGGCTGGTTCTCGACCGGCGAGGGGAAAAAGGACTTGTTGATGAACTACCGGGATGCCTTGGTCACCGGCAAGTTCCTGAACCCATCTGAGAAATCATTGATACAGGCGGGTGAATTCGTTTATCTTCCCAGTGGGCGGGTTGAGCATGGAGGTGCGTCAACGACGATTGATCCCAGCGACAGTCGGGACAATCACGGGGACGTGGTGATTGCCGATGCCTTGTGTGCGAAGATATTGCGAGAGCGTGCGAGCAGAGAGAAACAGAGAGAGAAGGACCAGGTTCCGGTGATGTCGCTTGAGTGGCGACGGAGGGAGCGGGTTCGAGAGTCTGCTGAGAATATCGATTGGGAATGAGGCTGCTGGTATGACATTTGAATCCCAGCAAAACGGAAGATCTCCAACGGTTACGACGTTCTGTTGAAGCGTCGCGCCGGAAACTGGAGCCATTTCGCACCCGCCACCGTCAAGCGGTAGAGCAGTACGTCGGTGTGTACTACTCCGACGATGCTGCCCAGCGTCCGGTTCACGTCAACCTGATGGAGTTGGCAGCACAGGTTTACGAGCGAAACCTGAGTGCTCGACCACCCCAGGCATTGGTGCTCACGCGGAACCGTGAACTGCGTCCGGTCGGCGTGAAGTACGAACGGATGCTCAACGAGCAGTTGATCAAGCACCGGATTCATACGCAGATCCAGCGTTGCGTGAAGCAGGCGTTGTTCTCGGTTGGCATCTGCAAGGTCGGCGTCGAGACCAGCGGCGAGGTGGATGTCCAGGGTTACAGTTTCGCCCAGACCGAACCGTATGTTCGCAGCGTGTTGCTGGACGACTGGGTCCACGACATGTCGGCACGGCACATGGAGGAGGTTGCGTACTGTGGTCATCGTTACCGGATGCGGCTTTCGGAAGCGAAGAAAAACAAGCAGTTCAAGAAGTCGGTACGGGACGAGCTACGCCCCGAAGAAAACTACAACTTCAACGAGAATGGCGGCGACGAGCGGATCGGGACGTTGGCCTCGGGCAGCAGCCGCGTCGAAACGGCTCTTGAGGACACGATCGAACTGTGGGAGATCTGGCTACCGCACGAGAGGAAGTTGGTCACGTTGTCCCCGATGGAAGGCCAACCGCCGTTGCGGGTCGTTGATTGGGATGGGCCGGATCGTCATCTTGGCCCGTTCCACATGCTGTGGTTCAACGAGGTAGACGGAAACACGATGCCGTTGGCCCCGGCGATGCTGTGGCAGGG